AAACGTCTGCTGCGCCAGTAATTGTAGCTTGTGTTGTACCTTGAACGTTGTTGAACTTAGTAGCAATACCAGCAAAGCCTGAGAAACGAGCTTTGTTTGTAGCTGACATAAGGATAAGTGATGGTTCACCACCGTCTGTCCATGCTAATTGTAATGCTGACTTTAAGTCTGCTTCAATGAATGTTACTGAAGTACCGTCTGTTGGTGCTGCAACTGTACCGCCTGAGAAACCAGGAGTTGTACCAGATGTAGAACCTGTTGCTAATACACGATTAACAATCCAAGACTCAATACCTGCTGATGAACGAGCTGTAGCTGCGCCACCTGCTGATGATGCTTGGTTACGTACGATAGCATACTCCATGTCACGCTTAAGTTCTTTACCAGCTTTCATAAGTTGGTAAGCAACTTCAGACTTACGACCATATTTTTTAACTACGTCATAAGTGTTAGAAATTTGAACTGTTTTGCTTGAGATTTGAGTATAGTTACCTAATACTGTTGTTGCTGCTAATGTTGCGAATGATGAGTCATCACCTTCAATTGCACGATTAGTAGCTGCTGCTGCTAATGCGTCTGTTTGCCATTGATGGTATGTTTGACCTGCTGTCATTCTTTTTGCTAATGAAAGCAATGGTGTGTCTTCTGGAGAAATATCAAAAATAATATCTTCAAATGACTCTGCTATACCTTTACCGGTATAACTATTGGTTGCTGATGCTGCCATGATTATCTTTTCCTTTGTAAATTAAAGCATGTTTTCTATGAGTTTTGCAGCCATATCTGATTTACCTGTTTTACGTAATTGGTCACGTAATTGACGGTGAGCAGAATTGGCTTCCGCTTTGGTATCTTTAGCTCCAGGTTTCACTACTGGTTTTGCGCTTGATACCTTTTTCTTTACAATTGAGTCCTTTTGTTGTAGTTTGCGCCATTGCATAGCGTCATGCAATACCTTTACGTGACGAGGGTCAACAATTGAGTTAAGTTCTGCATCAGAAAAACCATATTCCTTGCCAGTAGATAACAATGCTTGGTTAGTCTCAGGACTCCAATTTGGTATCTCTTTTGCTAGAACTTCTTTTCCTTTTGCTATCTTCTCTGCCATCAATTGCGTTTGCTTCTGAACGACTTGTTGCTTTTTGGCTTCAAACTGTGAAACTAAATTACTACGTTCTTGCTGTAGTTGGTTATATGTAAAGAAAAGTTTTTGCGCTTCTACAAAATCACTATCAGATAACTGCTGCCAATTCACGTTAGCATATTGGTTCAGTTGTTGGTCTAGTGCTGTAATTTTAGCTACATCTTCTATTAAGACGTTATTAAGTTGCATTTGTTCTTGAAAGGCTTGCTCTTGAGCTTTAATTTGCTCGGCATAGGCTTCTAGCTCTTTACGTTGTTCTGCTACTTGTTGTGTCTTTTGTGTGTAGTCTAAGCCTTGTTGTGCTAATGCTACAACCTCTTCTAAAGGTTTTTCTACTTCCTCACCATTGACCTTTAACTTTAGAATAGCTGGAACTTCATCTTCCGACTGTTCCTCTTTTTCAGCTTGGTCATCAGGGTTATCGTCTGTAGGTTCAGCGTCTGTTTCTTCAGATGTTTCATCTGTAGAAACTTCTGCTTCTTCTTGTGGTTCTTCTACTGGTTGCTCAGGAACAGGTTGTTCTTTTACATCCTCTTGAATACTATCACCTAGCATAGCCTCTAATCGGCTTTGTGGTGACTGTTCTACGACTTGGTCACTCATAATATTTTCCTTGAAATTAGACAATAAAAAAGACTCATAAGAGTCCTAAGTGGGCTTGTCCTTACCCAAATTCTTTTCTCTGTAAAAATGGTTTTCACTCAAAATACTGACAAATGTATTATGAATGAAATACTTACTACCTATTACCGTATGGGAAAGCGTTATAAAAAGGTGATATACCTTGTGATTGCATTAAATCACGATATGCTCTTGCCTTATCTTGCATTTCCTTTGTAACTATTTCTTTAGCAATTAAATCACGTTCTGTTTGTGTAAGTGTTGGAACTACTAATGGATAACTACCTTTCTTATCTTCTGAAGATAATTCAGTCATAATTTCACCACTAGGTGTTTGTAGTAAGCCTAACCAACCTGTGCTTTTAGGTAACATCTCACCACCATATCCTGTAATGTTGCCTTTATTATCTTTGATTGGATATGCTCTAGTACCATATTGGTTTGGATAATCCATATACAATAAACCACCACTCTGAGGCATTGCTGAAAACAAGCCTTGTAGTAATTGAGAGTAGTCCATATATTATCCGAATATTTTAAACTTAGGTCTATCTGTTTGAATAGCTGCTAACTTACCTGTTTGCATAACGTCAGTAAGTTGCTTGTTAATTTGGTTTAGTAATTGTAATGCGATAACTAATCTGTTATGTGTCTTCTCATCACCTAGTGGACTATTTGCCATACTAGCAATAAGACTATCTTTAACCTTTTGTAATGCTTCTTGGTATATAGGGTTATCTAATATCTGTGCTGCTTGTTCACCACGTTTTACTTCTTCTAAACTTTTGTCTACCATATTAACCTTTTGTTATAGTCCAAGTTGCAATAGGGTTTACTCTCATCATATCATTACCAGCCCATCTAAATATAGGATTAGTTGTTTGATATAATAAACTACCAATTTTATACATATCGCTTGGACCTTCCCAAGGTGTTGGTTGATATGTTGGTGTTGTATATTGTGATACTGCATTATTGGTAGGAACAGAATAGTTAATAGGTTGTCCTAATAATCCACCTAAATATTGTCCAGCACCACTATATTGTTGTTGTGGCATAGACAAGTATTGTGAAGCACCACCTTGTCCCATAACTTGGTTTCTTTTTAATAACTCTTCAACAGTCATTATAGTGTTCCTGTTTGTGCCTTTATTTGTGCAATAGCTAAATCAGTTTCAGCTTTAAGTTTAGCTTTAAACTTCTCTAATTCAGCTTGTGCAATTATCTTTTCACGTTCAATAATTATATCATTCTTTGAACGTTCTTGCTCTTGCATCATTTGTGCTTGTGCTTTTTGTTGCTCAATAGCTAACTGACCTTGCACCATAATCTCTGCTTCAGATGGTTTAGGTGCGCCTTCTTGTTCAGGAGTATTAGCTGGGTTAATCCAGAACTCTTCAGGGTTTTTAAAGCCTGCGTTCTGTGTAAGTTTAGCTAATGCGTTATATATCTTCTCAGGTGAAGTAATACCAATTTGGATAGCTTCTTTTTGAGCTTGTAGAATAGTATTTAAGTGCATTAACTGTTGGTCTTTATTACCTGCACCTAAGCCTACAGAGATAGATAAGTCTTTACGAGCTTTCCATTCTCTAGGGTCAACTTCTACCCACTTGTTTCTAAGACGGATAATATCAGGTTTAGTAAGTGTAGTTCTAACGAGATGATGCACTAACTTAAATAATTCTTTTACACCTGTTTCTGCAAATGTTCTAGCTACTAGCTCAATACGTTGTTGAGAAGCAGACATAATTTGTGCTACGCCTGTAGCTGTCTTGTTAAGGCTATTAGAGTCTAAACCTTGATTGTAAGCAGTAATACCTGTTCTCTTTTCTTTCATAGAGTCCATGTATTCAACCATACCGAATGATGATGCTGGTAGTGGTGGATGTGATAAAGGCATAATGCCTGAACCTGGGTCACCTTCTACACGAACAATACCACCTGGACGACTTGTAAGCATATCGTCTAGGTTTACTCTATCAGAGATAGCATAACGACCATTATTAGCTAGATACATGTTATCTAACTGACCACGAATAAGTGTAGACTTGATAAGCTGAATGTCCATAGTCAAGTCAGCATAAGAACGACCAATATGTCTATGTGGCATTATCATTGGAGTGATACATGCAAATGGAACATACTCGCATGGTTCTTTGTAGAGAATAGTATTGCCTAACACTACTACTCTATGTCTTTCACCATTTAGTTTAATGTATGTGTCTTTAACTAAACCTTCTTCAGGTGCAATAGCTCTATCATATTCTTCGTCATAAATATCACGTGCATTAGACTCTTCTTCAAATGTATCACGAATGTCTGACATGATAGACTTGATGTATTCTAATGGCTTATTAAATGTTTCAGCAATGTCAGCTAATTGCATAACTTCTCTGTGCTGAACAAATGTAGCATCTTGTAAGTTAGGACCATTTACTTCTACAGACACCATCATGTTTTCAGGTGCTACGTTTTTAATCTCAATCTCAGTTTTTGTTTCTGTGACTTTGAGTTTAACGTCATGTAGCATAGGTTGCATAATAGCAGATGGGTCTTGTCCCATAGCCATAGCTTGTTGGATAAGTGCATCCATGTTGACAGATGGGTCAGGATAGGCTTCATGCTCTAAGACTTCTGTCTTCTCATCTGACGCTAACATTTGGAGTTGTGCGTCTGTTAAACCTTTATATTCGTATTCTTCTACTTCTTCCTCTTCTTCAGCATAGACTTTTACATAGCCATTCTTAGAGAGTAATGCGTCTTTAAACCATACGTAGAATATCTTGAAACCTTCGTTCTTTTCCATAACGACATGGTTTACATAGTCTGTTTCTTGGTCTGCTGCTTCTTGGTCTTCAGGACCTTTAGGGTCAAACTGAACAACCTTATCACCGGCTACAAAGACTTTTAGGAGTTGTGGTAATGCTGACTCAATAGTATCTTGAACGTCATAGCTAACAACTTGTGAACGACCTTCTTCTTCGTTACCGAATGGTTGACCTAAGTAATAGTCAATAGCTGTTGCTCTATCATTAGACAATGCTGAGTCATTTACACCGTAGGCAATATTCTCTTGTTGCTCTATCTGTGCAATTATTTCCATGTCTTGTAGCTTCATTAAACAATTCCTCTGTTATTGTATTGTATCTTACCACTAGACCATGACTCGTTCTTCATGTTTTCTATGGAAGTACATAAGTATCTAAATGCGTCTGCACCATGAGAGTATTCATCATGTAATGGCGCACCAGGTTCGTTAGTTGCAGAGTTTATACTTCTGCGATAATTCTTTAAACACTCAACAAGTCTATGTGATGACTTGTCAAAGTATATTCTGTGAAAGTTCATTCTTGCTAGTTTGATACCAGACTCTATATCTTGTTTAGGTACGATACGTATATCCCAACCTAGTTTACGCATAATATCTTCTGCTGATATACCATGCTTAAAGTCTTTAGACTGTCCGTCATGTGGTAGAAACATTGTTCCCCAATTGTATGACATATCTTTTAACTGTGCTGAATAACTATCTAATGTTCTGTGGTCATCTTCTATGTAACCAATAATGCGTAAGTCTGATACACCTTTTTGGCATAGGATAACTGACATGCTATCGTTCCACCCTAAGTCCATAACTACATGAACCTTTAGCATAGGGTCATAAGGAACGTGTGTAATACGGTTATTCTCTTGTGCTTCACGTATTTCGTTGGCATAGATAGCACCATCTACTGCTGCTTTACATTCACCTTCCCAGATGTTTGCATAGTCAGGGTTAGTCTTTTCACTATGCTGACGTTCTATCTCTAGCACTTCAGGAAACCATGGGTTATCCATGTAGTTTACTTTTACTACTTTAGCGTTCTCTGGTGGTTCTACGACAAACCTTTGGTATGTATCGTCTGTATCTATGTTAGGGTTAAATGATACCCATATCTCTGAATTAGGTTTACGTATTGTAGGTATTAAAATATCCCACGACTTCTTTGATACTGTTTGTGCTTCTTCCACCCAGACAATATCACATCCTTCAAAAGACTTAATGGACTCCACAGTATTAGTAGCCAACCCAGTAAAACTGAACGAGCTACCGTTAAGACCTCTAATCTCTGCTTCAAGAACTTCATAGAAAGCTCCTAGACCTAATGATTGTATTTGGTCATTAAGTAATGTATGTACTGACTGCTTGATAGACTTTTGTATTTCTCTAGCGCATAAGACACGTGTTGGCTCATTAGCTGCTTTTATAAGCAATGCTCTAGCAAATGACCATGACTTACCTGAACCTCTACCACCGTATGCTACTTTGTAACGGTGTGGCTCAAATAAGAAGTCTAGCTTACTCGGAAACTTGGCTATCGTCTGGCTTGACAAAGAGTATTCCTATACCTAATGGGATTTCTCCACCATCTACACCACTTATCTCTGTAGATGATAAATCAGGTAATGATTTACGTAATAGTATCTCTATTGCTTTCATGCGACTAGGTGGTATCTCAGTTTGACCATTAAGTGCATGATCTTGCAAGACATTTATGAGCTGACTTGTCTGTATTTTAGTTCTTACTTCGTCTTGATGTCGTTTTCTTAATCTTTCTGCCATGATATTGCAACTCCTAATAGGTTGGTTGCCCTCTATTGTTATTTCAGTAAACCTTTATTGTTTCTCTCTAATATCTTTACTTGACTTGGGTCAAATATTACAAAATTATTTGTTCCTGCTTGGCTTGTTCTACTTCCTTCGTCTAAATACTTAATTCCTTTAACTCCAAGACTATCTAATAATGAACTAGCTTGTTGATGACCTTGAGCTTGTGGACTATTTGCAATTCTTAAATAAATTGATTGACCTAACTCTTCTGGACTGTAGTCTATGCCTTTTGGTGAATATGTATCTGGGTCAATTTTTTCTAATGCTTGTTTTACTTTTGTAGGTTGTTGTGATAATGGTTTATCCCATTGCAATAAACTAGGCATATATTCATCAGGAATATCTACTTTATATAAATTAGCACCTTTTTGTGACTGATATATTTTTGTTCCTTGTTTTAAAGCATTTTGAGCTTGAGATAATTCATTTCCAACAAACCCTTCTAATGATATTTCATTAGGCATTTTATGTAACATTAAGTCTTCATATATTTGCATTGCTGCATATTGACCTTTTTTTTCTGCTTGATCATATAATTTTGATAATTTATCTTCTGACTTAAAGTCTCTAGGTATATATGATTTTGCTACTTCTGGGTTTTCTGCAAAATACATACCGTGACCGAATGCTTGTGCGCCTTCACCAGTTCCTAATTTACTTATATCAAATTTATTAAATGTATGTGGACTGCCATGAAATGCAGTAGTTCCTAATAATCCCATAATAGGATTAGCGTTTAAACCCATAGCTAATTGTTGCTCTGGTGTCATCTTACTAGGGTCAGGTATAGAGTTTAAGAAAGACTGAACATTGCCTCGCATAAAACGATACAATGGTGGCTCTGTTACTTGACCATTTTTGGTGTATTCAAGTAAACCTGCCATGTTACAACTCGCTTTCTCTATTCTTTCCTTTTAAAGGGTATATCATTCTTCCATAACACTCCCACCATTCTTGACTATAGTCTGTATTCTGATAGTCTTTAAAGCATGGTGTTCCTAATGTATGATGCACTAATTTAGCATCTTTATTATATTCGTATTCTGTTTCTAGCCAGTTCCATGTTTCGTCTAGCTTACCTACTTGTTCTTCTGGATACTTGAGCCATTCAAACCTATGTAGGTATTTACCTGTTTGTTCTTGTACAAACTTAGGTGTGAGTTGTTTATTTAGCCAATGTGAGCAATTCCATAACATAACGCTTGACCAGTTCTTTTTAGGATAGTCTTCGTTCTTTGCACCTAGATATTTAATAGGATGCTTTGTTGTGTAGTTATGCTTTACGACTTTGACTGCTTCGTCATTATCAAAGTTAGTTAGTATCTCTGCTATATCTGTTCTGCATATCATATCGCCATCTACGAATAATGCGATACCTTTAAAGTTATTTAGATATGGAACTAGAAAGCGTGAATAGATAAATGCGTTACTACCGTCTTTATGTGTTTCTTCGTAATCTTTTAAAGTATTTAGTGCTAATGGTGTAAAACTTACCGGTATAGATGACTTTTCTATAACTGACTGGCAAAAGTTATGATAAGCAACTGGTTCTACTTTGCCATCATATCCTACGTATATATCTAGCTTTACCATTTGTGGTAAATATTAACAATTAAAGCAACATCAGCAATAATTGCAAGAATGATAAGCCAATTAACATTTCTTACCTTTTCCTTTAGTGCCTTTACCTTTTCCATATTTTTTCATTATATCACCACTTGACTTTGTTTGCCCAATAGGCTGCACTCATTTTGCCTTTAGCAATATTTTTAGCATGTCTTGCTTTAAATGCTTCATTACGTTTGCTACCGTCAGGACTACCTTTAACACCTTGTTGTCCAAAACGTATAAGTTTTTCTGTATCGCCTTCTTTAGCTAATACAGCATGTGATTTTGTAGGATGACCTGGTGTTCTCTTTGGTTTGTTATAACCTGAGAATGTTTCTTTGCCTTTTTTAATCATTTCTTTTTAGCTGTCTTTGCTGCTTGTTTAAATGCTTTAGCAGTTGGTGCGCCTTTAGAACCTACTTTACGCATCTTCTCACCTGAACCTGCTTTAATTCTAGCTTTCTTTGCTGCAATGTTTGCGTATAGACCTTGTTTCATATTATTTCTTTTTCTTTTTACCTAAGCCACTAGCACTTAATGCTATTGCTAATGCTTGTTTTTTATTTTTAACTACTGGACCACCTTTACCTGAATGTAATGTGCCTGTTTTAAATTCAGTCATCATCTTGCCCATCTTCTTTTCCTTGCCTGCCATTGTCTTTGGTTTTGCTTTCATGTTCGTTCCTTAGTTTAATAAATCTGTGGTCATATCTACAATCATTACATAAAGAGTATTCGGTGAAGTCAAAAGGTTCACCACATTGTTCGCAGATAGATAGTTTCATAAAAAGAAAAAGCCCAACCACGGAGAGAGTGCAGTCAGGCTTTGTGGGATTACATTATTAACGGACAGGAGTTGTCCACATAGGCGTTATTATAG